CAAGCTGCCGCCGCGCGATGGCGCGGCTGGGCTTGATTGTGAGGTGATCTTTTTGGCGTTGGATCAGCCACGCGATGTGCGGAAACTTTTATCTTTGGAATTGACCGGCGGCTTCATAGATGAGGCTCGTGAACTCCCGAAGGCGGTGGTTGATGGATTGACGTCGCGTGTCGGTCGTTACCCGACGCGGGCGAATGCGGGCTGCACTTGGCGCGGCGTGTGGATGAGTACAAACCCAATGGATAGCGATCACTGGTGGCACCAGTTGGCTGAGAAGAACCCCATTCGCGGAAAGTATCCTTGGAAATTTTACAAGCAGCCCGGCGGTGTGGTCGAGGGTACGAAAGAACATGAGAACGCAATATTTGCGGCTGATAAATACTGGATCAATAACCCGAAGGCCGAGAATACGAATAATCTGCCGCCCGGCTATTACGAGCAGCAGTTAGCCGGTAAGAGCATTGACTGGATACAATGCTACGCTGGGGCGCAATATGTGTTTGTGCAGGACGGCAAGCCTGTCTGGCATGAGTTTTCTGATAGCCTGATGTCGGCTGACGTGCGCATCGAGGAAGGCTGGCCGGTGCATATCGGGCTTGACTTTGGTTTGACCCCCGCGGCTGTGTTTGGGCAGAAGATGCAGAATGGGCGGTGGCACGTCGTGCATGAGCTTGTTGCGTTTGATATGGGCTTGGAAAGGTTTTGCCATCACTTGCTGGCTGACATACAGCAGCACTTTCCAAAGTCGGACGTGCTGATCTGGGGCGATCCGGCGGGCGTCAAGCGTGACGAGATATTTGAGGTCACGGCGTTTGAGCATTTGCGCACGATGGGGCTTCACGCTAGGCCGACCAGCACCAACGATTTTATGGTGCGACGCGAGGCTGGGGCTATGCCGATGAATAGGCTGATCGACGGCAAGCCGGGGCTTTTGGTTAATCGCTCTTGCGCCAAGGTGCGTAAGTCGCTGGCTGGCGGGTATCATTTCAAGCGTATGGCCGTCGGGTCTGGGCAGGAACGGTTCCGCGATGTGCCGAATAAAAACCAGCACTCGCACGTTGGCGATGCGTTTGGCTATTTGATGCTTGGCGCTGGCGAGGTGCGGAACATCACGCGCAACAGCCAGTTCAGCAAGCAGTTTAAGCAGGCCACAGCCAATATGGATTTTAGCATATTCTAATGTGGCAGCGCGAAATAACAAACAATCGTCAGGTTCAGATTGTGCCGTTTCACTGGGCGCACCCCTACGCAATGGATTTGCGCGAGTTTGACAAGCGGGCGTTTGACAATATTCCGAATTATCAGGATATGCTAAAGGCGTTTCAAGCCGAGGGCGGCGCTTGTACTGCCTTGTGGCGCGGCAAGATCGTCGCCTGTTGGGGTTGCAATAATATGTGGCCGGGCGTCTCAGAGGCTTGGTTAATAACATCTGTAGAAATAGTATCACTGGCTTCTACATTGACTAGAGCAACTATTAGATATTTCGATAAGATTGCTACAGAAGATAAATTAAAAAGATTGCAAATCACTGTCGACGTGGAAAACGAGCTTGCGATGCGCTGGGCAAAGATGTTAAAATTCACGCCAGAAGGCGTCATGCGCAAATATGGTGCGGGCGGTATAGATCACATGATGTTCGCAAGGATTTATGAATGAGCAATCTTTTCAAACCTAAAATGCCAGCGATGCCAAAGCCGGAGCAAGTCGCGCCAGAGGTGACTGAAGCACAGAAACGGCAAGAGGAACGCCTTGATGCACAAGAGCAATTGCAGTCAAGGCAGCTTGCGGCGCGTCAACGCGCACGGCGTATGGGCGGCACTCGTATGCTGCTGTCAAGCATTCGCGGCGGTACAGCCGAAGATCAATCAACATTAGGATAGGTGTTATGGGTTCAGCAAAAAAAATGATTAAAAAAGTTGGCAAGGCTGTCGGTGTTGGCGGCGGTCAAAAAGCAGCCGATACTGTTGCTATGGCTGAAATTGCCACCGACACATCTGTCAAAAGCATGACCGACGAATTGTCTGCTGCGCAAGATCAAACAAAGGCGCAAACTGGCGCAGCCGCAGCAAGAAAGAAACGCGGCGGCAGAGTAGGTCAGCGCGGTTTGCTTTACGCCAGCCGTTTGGGTGGACGTGGCGGCGGTCGGGGTGATACTCAAGACACGCTTGGGTCAGCCTAGTGCCGCTGGCTAAAGGCAAATCCAAGAAAGCCGTAAGCAAAAATATATCTATGTTGCGGCGCGAAGGCAGACCATTGAAGCAAGCTATCGCCATTGCAATGCAAGAGGCGGGAAAGGTGAAAAAAAATGGGTAAGAAAAAAGGCAAGGGTTACGGCAAGTAATGGAAAAGAAAAAAGAGGTTTGGGATAAAGACCGGCCAAAGGGCTTGGGTAAGCCGAAAGGTTTAAGCCCAGCACAGAAGCGCAAGGCTATGCGGGCGGCAGCAAAGGCTGGGCGTCCATACCCAAACCTCGTTGATAACATGAGGGCAGCGCGTGGCTAAAACACCAGCTTGGCAACGGTCTGAGGGCAAGAACCCATCCGGCGGCTTGAACGCCAAAGGCAGGGCTTCAGCTAAAGCCGAGGGCATGAACCTAAAAGCGCCAGTCAAGTCTGGCGACAATCCGCGCCGCGCATCATTCTTGGCGCGTATGGGCGGGATGCCGGGGCCGGAATATAAGAACGGCGAACCAACGCGCCTGCTCTTGTCGCTTCGCGCTTGGGGCGCAAGCTCCAAGGCAGACGCCAAGAAAAAAGCGGCAGCTATAAGCAAAAGGAACGAAGCCAGTGCATAGTGTTGAAGATATCCTAAAGCGTCACGACGTGGCGCAGCGTCGCAAAGATAACTGGCGTCAGATTTATGAAGATTGCTACGAGTTCGGCTTGCCGCAACGCAATCTTTACGATGGCTACTATGAGGGTGGCGGCTCTCCGGGGCAAAATAAAATGGTGCGCGTGTTCGACAGTACCGCCATCAATGCGACGCAGCGCTTTGCGAACCGCATCCAGTCTGGCCTGTTCCCACCTTACGCGCCGTGGTGCCGCCTAGAGCCGGGGCCAGATATCCCAGAGGATCGCCGCATTGAGGCGCAGATTGCGCTGGATATGTATGCCGACACAATGTTCAGCGTGTTGCGCCAGTCTAACTTTGACTTGGCTATGGGCGAGTTCTTGCTTGATCTGGCGGTTGGCACCGCTTGTATGCTGGTGCAGCCCGGCGATGATTTGACGCCAATCCGCTTTACTGCCGTGCCGCAGTACCTTGTCAGCATTGAGGAAGGTGCGCACGGCAAGGTCGATAATGTTTACCGGCGTATGCGCATGAAGGGCGAGGCCATCAACCAGCATTGGGCTGACGCTGAAATCCCACCACGCTTGCAGCGCATGATTGACGACAAGCCGACAGAAGAAATCGAGCTTGTAGAGGCGACCTTGTATGACCCAGAGGAAGGCGATTATTGCTATCACGTCATCTGGGCTGAAGGCAAAGAGGGCTTGCTAATGCGCCGCATGAAATCGTCGCCTTGGATTGTGGCGCGTTATATGAAGGTCGCCGGTGAGGTTTACGGTCGCGGGCCGCTTGTGACAGCTATTCCTGACATCAAGACGCTAAACAAAACGCTAGAGTTGCTGCTGAAAAATGCCAGCTTGTCTATTGCCGGCGTTTACACGGCGGCTGACGATGGCGTCCTAAACCCGCAGGCAATTCGCATTGCGCCGGGTGCAATTATCCCTGTTGCGCGTAACGGCGGGCCGTCAGGCGAGAGCTTGCGGATGTTGCCGCGCTCTGGTGATTTCAACGTGTCGCAGATCATCATCAATGACTTGCGCATGAACGTAAAAAAGATTTTGCTCGACGACACACTGCCGCCAGATAATATGTCAGCCCGGTCAGCCACAGAAATTGCAGAACGTATGAAAGAGTTGGCACAGAACCTTGGGTCTGCCTTTGGCCGTCTGATCACTGAGACTATGGTGCCGCTGATTAGCCGCATCCTATATGTGATGGATGAGCGCGGCATGATTGAGATGCCACTGCGCGTCAATGGGCTAGAGGTAAAGGTAACGCCGGTCAGCCCAATTGCGCAGGCTCAGAATATGGGCGACATCGAGAAAATTATGCAGTGGGTGCAAATGTCGTCAGCCCTTGGCCCAGAGGGTCAGATGGCTGTCAAGACTGGCAGCATTGCAGACTATGTTGCTGACAAGCTCGGCATTCCGGCGAGCCTACGCACTACGCCAGAGGAACGCGCCGAGATGATGCAGCAGGCAATGGAAGCCGCCCAGATGGCGGCGCAAGCAGAGGCGGGCGAAATGCCACAAGGTGAGGCACCGCCAGAAGGGGTGTAGTATGAACGCGACAGGGTGGGAAGGTCTACAAAACGTAGACCCGACAATTGCAGAAAAACAGCAGGTAGATAAAGACGACGTTGATCGTCTGTATTTGCGCGTATTCGCCAGTGACGATGGGGCAAAGCTGCTCACTCATCTAAGGTCACTGACGATAGAGCAGCCAACGTGGTATCCCGGCGAGGATGCTTCACACGGTTATGCTAGGGAAGGCCAGAATAGTCTGGTCAGAGAAATTGAGCGGCGCATGAAAAGAGCGAGATCACTATGAACGAAACTGATGGCCTGCTGGCCGATGCTCAAATTGAGAGCGACGATAACCAGCAGCAAGCAGAAGAAACAATCTCACACATCAAACCTGATAATGAGACGGTTGCAAGTGATGCAGTTGCATCTGAAGAGGCTGATGCCCGGCCAGAGTGGTTGCCGGAAAAATTTAATCAGCCGGAAGATTTGGCAAATGCCTATGCTGAATTGCAAAAGAAATTTAGCCAAGGCAAGCACAAAGCCCCAGAGGAATATGATGATAGCGTATTTAAAGAGGCAGGCATCCCAGAGGATGACGAGCTTTACGCTACATACAAGGATTGGGCTAAAGAGAATGGCGTAAGCCAAGCAGCCTTTGAAGAGCTTGCCAGCAAGTTCATCTCAATGGCTGGCGATGAGGCAGAGGCCGCAGAGATTTCGTATAAGGAAGAATACGAAAAGCTCGGCAAAAACGCCGACGTTGTTATTAAGTCGATGACAGACTGGGCGTCGGGGCTGGTTCGCAAGGGCGTCTGGTCAGCGGATGACTTTGAAGAGTTCCGCATTATGGGTGGCACGGCGCAAGGCATGAAAGCCTTGCAAAAGGTTCGCAATTACTACGGCGACAAAACCATCCCTGTTGATGTCGGGCCTGCCGCTGGTGCGCCGTCAAAAGATGAATTGATGTCAATGGTCGGAAAGCCAGAATATCAGACCGACCCGGCGTATCGTGCCAAGGTTGAAAAGCTCTTTGAGCAAGCCTACGGTAACGATGAATATTCAACAATCTAACCAATTGCGAGGGTTGTTTACAGCCCTCGCTTTTTCTTATACAATCCCTATTGACAGATACCCGCTTTGCGGCCTGTTTGACCCGCTTGGGGGCGTAGCGTATATGCCCAAGCCGCAGCCCTTTTAGGATACCTGTTTGGCGTTAAATCGTGCTTTAACTTTTACAAAAGGAATAGAGAAATGGCTGTAGGCGTTTCAAATGCGTTTGTGCAGCTCTTCGATGCAGAGGTCAAACAAGCCTATGCCGCTCAACGCGCCCTTGCTGGCGTAGTGCGTGAGCGGACAAATGTCGAAGGCTCACAGGTCAAGTTCCCAAAAATCGGTAAGGGAACCGCGACCATTCGCGTACCACAGACAGACGTAACACCTCTGAATGTGTCGTACTCACAAGTAACCGCAACAATGTCAGACTACATTGCTGCTGAATACTCAGACATCTTTTCACAGCAGAAAATCAACTTTGATGAGCGTCGTGAATTGGTGCAGGTAGTGTCAGGTGCAATCGGGCGTCGTATGGATCAGCTAGTGATTGATGCGCTGTCTGGCTCTGGTACAGCATTGACTGTTGCTACAACAGTTGGTGGCGCGGGTACAAACATGAACCTTGCTAAGTTGCTTGAGGCTAAAGAGCTTCTCGACACTGGCAACGTACCAGCACAGGATCGCTGTATGCTGATCCACGCATCAGGTCTGGCTGCATTGCTTGACGACACCAAGATCGCATCTAGCGATTACGCTGCCGTTAAAGCTCTTGTTCAAGGCCAGCTTGATACCTTCCTTGGCTTTAAGTTCATCACAATTGGCGACCGCGACGAAGGCGGCCTGCCAAAGCCATCAACCCGCACCTGCTTTGCATTCCATAAAGATGCAGTCGGTATGGGCATTGGCATGAACCAAAAGACTGAAATCAACTATGTCGCTGAAAAAACGAGCTTTTTGGTAGCTTCAATGTTCTCTGCTGGTGCAGTAGCCATTGACGCCGAAGGTATCGTTGCCATCAGCGCAACTGAATAGAAGGAGTTTAGACAATGGCTTTCTCTTCAGCAGGTTGGAACGTGATCGGTGCAGCTAAAAAAGGCAACGCACCATCAATGTACACTTACACATCAGCAGACGCGATTGCGACTGTGAACACAGCGGGATATTTCAATGATCTGTCAGACACTCTGGCAGTCGGCGACATCATCTTCGTTCACGACAGCGCGACACCAACACTGTCAATTGTGATGGTGGCGTCAAACGCTTCTGGTGTGGTCGACGTGACCGATGGCACAGCCATCAGCATGACCGACACAGACTAATAATAGTGGGGCGGCGCAAGCCGCCCCATTTCCCCATTTTGGAGTGGCGTAATGGCGCAGGGCGATACCAAACTATCTATATGTTCCGAGGCTCTGATCATGCTGGGCGCTGCCCCGCTTTCATCGTTTGCGACTGGCACCGATGAAGCACAAATCGCTGACCGTCTTTATGACGACGTGCGCGACACCCTCTTAATGCAATATGCTTATTCTTGGTCAGTCAAAAAAGTCAGGCTTGCGCAGCTTGCCGGTACGCCGATCAACGAATGGAAATACACTTACGCTTTGCCCGGCGACATCCTTGGAAACCCAAAGGCTGTATTTAACACAGGCGCAATTGGTGCGCTGCCGGTGCGTGACTTTGAGGTTTACAGCCTAGGTCTTTACACAAATTACGAAGATGTCTGGATTGATTACCAGTTTCGCCCAGAGCCAGCTATTTTCCCGCCATACTTTGTGCGGCTGCTAAAGATGGCGCTCGCGGCAGAATTTGCCGAGCCTATCACTGATCAGATTACCAAGGCTGATTATTACCACACGAAGGCATATGGTGCGCCAGCAGAAAATATGCGCGGCGGTCTGGTGCGCGTTGCCATTAACATTGACGGCGCTGACCGACCAGCACAGCAAATACAAGAGTTCCCGATTTCAGACATAAGGTACTAACATGAGCCGCATCATTCAGATACAGAATGATTTTACGGCTGGTGAGCTTGATCCAAAGCTGCGGGCGCGTACTGATATCAGCCAATATAAATCTGGCCTATCAACAGCCAGAAATGTCAGCATCCAGCCGCAAGGCGGCGCAAAGCGTCGTGACGGCACAAAGTTTGTTGCCGAGCTAGACAGCGGCGCGGCTGATGCAGTGCGGATGGTGTCGTTTGAGTTCAGCGTCTCCGACAGTTATATGCTGGTATTTACGCCCGGCAAAATGTATGTGTTCAAAAACGGCGCACAAATCACAAACATCAATGGCAGCGGCAATGACTATTTGACGATTGCCAGCCTGACTAGCGCAATCTTGCCGCAAATGAACTGGGTGCAATCCGCTGACACTGTGATTGTCGTGCATGAGGATTTGGAGCCAGTCAGGATTTTGCGCGGTGCAACAGACAGCGATTGGACGGCCAGCACAATCACGTTTAGCTTTGTGCCTAAATATGCCTTTGATATCGACACGCACATCCCGGCTTACAATATTACACCGAGCGCAACATCAGGAAACATAACGCTAACCGCGTCTGCCGTCACGACTGACACCGGCACAGCGCAGGCTGGTGGCGCTAATACAATTACGCTAAAAGCGGCCACTAGCTACACAACAGACGATGCGCCTAATGGTATGTTTATTCAGATAACAGGTGGCACCGGCTCTGGTCAGGTGCGGCACGTTGAGGATTACGTTGCGGCGACCAAGGTGCTGACAGTGTTCCCGGCTTGGACGACCCAGCCCGATGCGACTAGCCAATATAATGTTCACGCTTTTGGCACAGCTATGGTTGATGAGTTTGTCGTGGCTTTGAATGGTTTTGGCCGTGCGCGTATTACTCAGTATGTCAGCGCCACCGAGGTTAAGGCTTACGTTGAAATACCATTCTTTGACACCAGCACAATCAATGCCGGAGATTTTGAGACAGAACACGGTTACGAGGATGTGTGGTCATCGACACGCGGCTGGCCGCGCAGCGTCACATTTCACGAAGGTCGCTTATATTTTGGCGGCAGCAAGCAGCGTCCATCAACTATCTGGGGTTCGCGGGTTTCTGACTTTTTCAACTTTGATAAGGGCGAGAGCCTCGATGATGCGGCTGTTGAGGCGACGCTGGACACTGGCACATTTAACGCCATTGTTGATATTTACTCTGGCCGTCACTTGCAGATATTTACAACCGGCGCTGAGTTTTATGTGCCGCAAACGCTAGACACGCCGATCACACCAACAAATCTGATCGTCAAACAACAGACTGCATTTGGCGCAAAGGCCGGGCTGCGGTTGCAGAACGTGGACGGCTCAACGCTGTTTATTCAGCGTCAGGGCAAGGCAATCCAAGAGTTTATCTTTAGTGACGCGGTGCAGGCTTACACGTCGTCAAAGATATCCTTGCTCTCATCGCATTTGTTAAAGACACCAGAAGAAATGGCGGTGCGCGTCGCAACGTCAACCGATGAAGGCGACCGCCTGATGCTGGTAAATGGCGACGACGGCAGCATTGCCTGCTATACATTGCTACGCAGCCAGAACGTCATTGCGCCGTCAGAGTGGACAACCGATGGCGAGTTTATAAATATCGGCGTTGACGTTGATGATATTTACACTGTTGTAAAGCGAACTATTGTGCCTTACGCCACGGCCACAATTACTGTGACTGACGCAACAAACATAGCTAATGGCGAAACTGTTGTCCTAACCGACAACGCCGGTACGTCAACAACATTTACTGCGGTAACTGCCGCGCCAGCAAACGCGCTAGAGTTTCAAGTTGGCGGCGCACTGACTAATGATCAAGTTGCAGACAATTTGGCAGCGGCCATCAATTCGGTTGCTGGGTACTACGCGCCAAACCCCGCTGCTAATGTTGTCAGTATTACGCGCACAACCGCTGGCGGCAGCAATTTAACAATTACATCAAGTGACGCGGTGAGGCTAACCGACGTTGATTTTGTAATTGGCGCGACTGATAGATACTACGTTGAGGTGTTTGATACAGACGCATTGCTGGATTGCTCTGTTGTTGGCGGCGCGGCATCGTCTGTTAACATGAGCCACCTAGAGGGTGAAACTGTTAAGATAATCCGCGACGGCATCATTGAGCCTGACCAAACTGTAGGGATTAGCCCATTCACAGTGACATTTGCCACAGCGGCCTCTACAAGCCATCAGGTTGGCCTTAACTTCACGCCAGAGGTAAAGACACTGCCAGTTGAGCCAAACCTGCCCAGCGGCTCCCTAAAGGGCTTTAAGAAGCGTATCTTTGAGGTAAACGCCGAATTGTTTGAGACGCAATCGCTGACGATTGATGGCAAGCTGATACCGTTTCGGCAGTTCGGCACAGGCGTATTTGGCAGTGCCGTGCCGGAGTACACAGGCATCAAGACATTGCACGGCATTTTAGGGTATACTTACGATGGGCAAATAACAATCGGCCAAGAGGTTCCACTAAAGATGACCCTGCTTGGTATTGATTACAAAATTAGTGTAGGGCAATAAGATGAGCGGATTATTTGCAGGGCCAGCCGCAAAAAAAGAAGCAGAGGCTTTAGTCAACCAAGCTGCTTTTACTAGAGTGCAGGCTAGGTCAGAGGTTCTTAAATACAAGCAGCAAGCCGTCGCTGTGATGGATAACATTCTGGCAACACAGGCAACCATCAACGCCCGCGCTGGCGCTGGCGGCATTGAGGCAAGCAGCGGCAGCGCAAGGGCGCTTGCCTTATATGCTCAGAAAAAAGGCGCTACTGAAATCTACAGCAGCCGCGATGGACAGATTATTGCGTTTGGAACTGGTGAGGCGCAAGCAATGCAATATGGTCTGCAAGCACAGGCCGGATTAAAACGCGCACAGGCCGAGGCTTTTGGCGCTGTATTGGATATCGGCTTTAAAGTCGCAACTTTAGGATAGGGCAAAATGGCAGAGCTACCCAGATATCGCCCATTAGGGGTTGCAATACCAACCGTGCCAAACGTCGACTTTGTGTCGGCTGGTCGTGCGCAGGGCGACGTTTATCGCAGCATTGGCAAAAGCGTCGATGTTATGGTTGATTATGTTTACAAAAGACAAGTCGCACAAACCAAGCGCGAGGCGGCAAAGTACGCATTTGAGAACCCGGTAACGGCACAACAAATCCAAGACGCAATTTCGCAGGGTCGTGACATTGAAGAAATTGTTGGCGATCCAGATACGATATTTGGCGCGGTGACGACTGCGACTGCCGCCCAGCAGCTTACGACTGAGCTTGAAATTAGAGCCAACAAAAAAATAGCAGAATATAACGCTGCAATTAAGAGCGGCGGCTTATACAGCAATGAGCAAATAACTGAAATGCGCCGTGATTTAACGTCAATGATTGACGCTCACAGCGAACTTATTGCTGGGGTCGATCCAGCCCAAGCCCTAAAATACAACGCTGCGGCAAATACAAGTGCATCAACCGTTTACAAGTCTGCTCTTGAAGCGCAAATGTCTATCAATAAAGCGGTTAAGATTGCTGCCGCTGATGAGTTTATGGAGACGCTACCAGAGCGAGCAAAAGACATTTTAACAAAAAAAGACGCTGACCTTGAGAGCCGTCTTGGTGAGTTGACTGTTTTGGCGCGATCAGCCAATGACGTTGTTATCAGCACAGGCGATCTTGTTTATGCCAAGGCTCAATCTTCAGCAATTCAGAAAGTGATTACAGATGTTCAAGTTGGTGTCTTGACTGATCACGTTATCAATTTGCCGCAAGACAAAAGGCTCCGCGCTTTGCGTAGTGGCGATATGGGTGATTTGACGCCATTGTATAATATGTTGGATAGCAAACAGCAGGCTGAGTTTAGGTCAGGTGTGAGAGCAGAACTAGCTGCGCGGCAAACCACTGACGACCAAATTGAAAAAGATGGTCTGAAAATAAATAAAAAATCAGCAACAGTTCAAGCCTTGGCGTTTGCTGAAGCGCCCGAAGGTTCTCAAGAAGAGAGATTTGCCTTAGATGGTTTGCAGCAAATTGCAATTGACAGCAACGGCGATGCGATTAGCGCACAAGGTATATTGGCTCTAAAGAAAGCCAAAACCGCAGCGGCAGCAGAAGAGACGCCAAACTATGTTGCAGAGTTCCGCATCAAACAAATGATTAACGCAGAGCAAATAACAACATTTGATGAATTGCAAACAGAAGCCGCCGCGCTTGGTGTTGGCCCAAAAGCAACCTTGGGTCTTGTTCCATATTTAGACAGCACAACAAAAGAAACACGCAGAGAGGTTGACCGCGAGGCAAAGGCACACGCAGCAATCGTGCCGGGTATGCTTAATGTTTCAAAGAAAAAAGCCGAGCGCCACAATCGCTTTGTCAATGCGGTAGAGAACAGGTTTGCTGACGCTATGGATGCGTGGGAAGAAAACCCAGATCGGCGCTTGCAGGACAAACCTGTGATAGCAAAAATAGCAAAAGAGTACCGCAAGGAATTGTTGCAAAGCGAACATCAAAAAAAGATTGACACAACTGTTGCTGGGCTGGCGAGCAAATATCCAAACTTAGATATTACAGAAAATTCAGAATATGATTATTTTGCCACTAATAGAGTTGCGCTTGGATTGTCCACTGATGATTTAAAAAACATAAAACGAAAGTTAGGATTTATAGAGCAACAGGCTTTGCTTAGAGACGAGATAAGATAATGGATGAATTTGAAGAAATGCACGATCATCAAGGAGCCGCATTAGCGTTCCTTCAGACATTCTCGCCGCAAGACCTTGCGCAGCCTGCGCCTGCTGAACCATTGTTTGTGCCGTCAGAAACAGATGCGCCTGCGCCGTCAAAGCCAAAATACACTGAAGATCAATTGAAGCTGATGCCTGAGTGGATTGAAACATCAAAGAAGATGTTTGAGGTTATGAATGATGGGCAGCGGTTCATTGGGTCTGACAAGCAGGCCGCATCATATGGCCTTGATCTTATGTCTGAGTTTAACTGGAATATGGCTGGCCCCGCTGGCATCCCCGGCGAAAGCGGTATCAGCGTTCCCGGCTTTGGTGTGCAAGTTTACAATCTCATGTCAGAGAGCGCCGGGCCAGACGCGGCTAATGGCTTTTTAAATATGCTGGACATATACGCCGACACCAAAACAGAAGGCGCGACAATCAAACGCGCCTTTCGTGGTTTGGCGGCTGACCCGCTAACATACGCAACGCCGGTTGGCAGCTTGTATTCACTTGGCGCAAAAGCTATGGCGCGTAAAACAGCAACGACCGGCCTGCGTAATATGTTGATGTCGACAGCAAAGGCTGCTGGCTTTGTCGGTGAAAAAGCTATGACTGCGCCGGGCAAGACAGGTATGGCTGCTGGCGCGGGCTATGGTATGGGCTTTGAAGGTGGCCTGATGGGCGTTGAGACAGCCGCCGGTGATCAGCCTACCTTGGCCGAGGCAGCAACTCGCTTGGCCGTTTCTGGCACTGTTGGGTCTGCTGTCGGTGGTACGCTTAGTAAGGCTTTTGTCGGTGGCGCAACTGAAGCTGCGCCGGCTATTGCGCGTGGCATTGATCAGGCCGGACAAGCCGCTGAGGCGCGTATGGCAGAGCGTGGGCCTATTACTGATCGTGTTATGTCTGGCGCTGATCCTATGGAAGTGATTGATCCGGCTTTGGCTGCGGCTGGTAAGTTGGTTAGGCAAAAGCCAGAAGAGACGCAAGCAGCAAAAGCGGCCGCGCCATCAATTGGTGATTTAGAGGCCGCGACAATTGCTAGTAAAGCGGCAAATACAGAGCAGGCAACGGCAGTGGCAGCAGAAGCTGAAAGGGTTATAAATCGTTTCCCAGAAAGCGACGGTTGGGTGAAACCACAAGTTATGACTGAAAGTGCAACGCCGCCATTTGAGGTAAAGAAAGACGGCTCTATTGATGTTAATTTTAAGAAAATTCCATATGCTTATCACATACCGCCAGAAGGCGTAACTCCAGATCAGCATAAAACGACACTTGTTGGTAAAATGATTGATGACGTGCAGGCACTGGTTAATAGAGCAAAGTCAGGTGACAAAGCAGCAAAAGCAATCTTAAAAGAAGCCACTTGGTATCGCACTATGCGTACAAGGTTGCGCCAAGAATATGGCGGTCTTGGTGACGTTTTTGCTGATCTTTTAGGAGCTACATCTGCAAACACTGGCGTTCAGATGAACTATGAAAATGCGCTTATTATATTACGAAAATTTTCTCGTGGTGATTACGATGATGCTATTAAATTGTATCAAGACCGTCTTGATGCTGGGTTGAGTGTATCTAGCAAAGACATTACAAAACTGCACAAAGACCCAGAAAACCCATTCCACCTTATTGTCAAGGATAATGACAAATTATTTGGCGCAAACAGCCCCGCTGCCACTGCGGCGCTGCTCGATATGTTTAGGCAAGTAAAAGCCGGGAAAGCGCCAAAGACAATTAATTTTACTGGTAATTTAATTGGATATGGTTTTGACGCAACTATTGATGTTTGGGCGGCCAGATACCTTAGAGATGCGGCTGGTTTACCGCGCATTCCAACTGTGGCAGAGCAAGGCGTCACAGGAACACACGGCACAAAAAGCACATTAGAAGCCCCAGTTGTTGGTGGTGAATTTGGTTTTGGTCAGCAGGTGTTTGCTGATGCGCGTGATGCAATTAATCAATCCGGGATCATTAAAAGCTACGATAAAAAGTTGGGCGATCTTGGCGCAGACGATTTACAAGCTGTTATTTGGTTTGCTGAAAAAGAAAAATGGACGAATAAAGGTTGGACATCAAAAGCTGGCGAGGGTGGGTCGTTTGACTATGAGGCCGGGCTGGCTGGCTCTTCTAACCCAGAACGTGTAAAAGAATTGCGCTCTATCATTGGGTCAATAAACACAACGCCAAAAGACAGAAAAGCGGCCAGAGATGAATTAAAAACACTGGCTGGCTCTGCTGAAAGATACAGCGCCGGGGTGTCAATGGAGCGTCCGGGGCAGGTGCCTACTAACGTGCAACAGGCGCAATTAGCTGAAGAGATTACGGCACCACTAAAAGCAGATGACACTGTGCTTGGTTATCAGGCGAACAATAGCCTTGGCGAATTTGCCGGGGAAACTGAACGCGCATTAAATTATGAGATTGTTGCGCGTAGCAATTTTAACCCGGAGCCAGCAACAAAAGCCCTTGTTGAGGCTGGGCGCAAATACGATCAGGACGCTGTGTTTATGTCGAAAGTGGTTAAAGCCGGTACGCCAAACGCACGGCCCGGCATCGAGGTTTATTTTGTTAAAAAACAAGATGAGGCGTTTACTCAAAAAATTACAGAGATATTGCGTAAATATGGAATTGATGGCTTTACGTTTGTAACCGATAATAGGGTTGCAGATAAACCAGCGGCTCAAATAGAAACTGGCGCAAAAACCGCTGGCCTTACTGGTGTAAGGATGCAATATGTTCCTGAGTTTGATGATGCGTTTGATGCAACAAACGCAGATCAAATTTACAAACAAAAAGCAAAACAGTATCGTAGAGCAATGCGTGACATATTAAAGCTACAGGATATTAGTTATGCGGATGTTACTTACTATGATACAAAGGTTTACAAAAACACCGATAGACCCGGTGCAGAATGGATAAACGGAGGCATTAGTTATGATGAGTACCTTGCAGGAAATTCTTGAGGAAGAATTAGCAGATGGAGCTGGTGAGGATGACCCGGTTGTGCAGCAATTACGGCGGCAGATTGCGGCTGAAGAAACCGGAAAAACGTCAGAGGAATTATATATCACAGGTTCTGTGAAAAAAGGATAAACAATGGCGATACCTAAAGACATGAACGAGCAGCCATCCATCTTGGATGAGCAGCCAACGACTACGCAGCCTGTGCCAGAGGAAGAGCTTGTTCAAGTCGCAGGGGTAACGTCAGCAATTTCGCGCAAAGCAACCAAGGGCATCCTTGAGCCGCTAACGGCCAAGGGTGCGCGTGTTTCGCCGGAAAGCAAAATAACAAGAACCCCAACGCTAAAGGAAAGCATTATTGATGCGCCGTTTGAGCCGTCATTTGAAATACCAAAAGCAGAGGTTCCACAGCCACAGCCAGTAAAGCCCGCGCCTGTTGATCAGGCCGAGGTCGACGCACGGCTTGCAGCTAGAGAGCAAGAGCTAGGCGCAGCGCGTGAGGTGCCTTCACCATCTAAGGCACAAAAAGCCGCTGGTCTTGTTAAAGGGCCAGTGAATACGCGCTTCTATGACAATGACGGCTTGGCGGCTACAGTGCAAGCAGCGGCCAAAGCTGCTGATGCTGGCGAGGTTGCCGCGTCAAAGCCAATGACAATCAAAGAAATTTATGATCGCGCAGAAAACGCTGGCATTCCGAAAGAGAATTTGGACTTGGTGTTTTCTGGTCAGGACATTAGCAGCAGCGTTGGGGGCAATGAACTTGCGCAGCGTATGGCTGGCCTGATGGTTTTGCACGACGTTAGCGCAGGCAAGGTTGATGATCTAATGCGTATGGCCGGGCGCGGCGAATTAGATGACGTTGGGAAACTGGAATTGCGTGAGGCTATGGCGCAGCACAATATGATCCTCGATCAGCTATCAGGCGCAAAGACTGACGTTGCTAGAGCAATGAACGTGTTTAAGGGTGCGCGTGATCGCGGCGACAGCTTAAGCATTAAAGAGGTTCGTGATGCGCTTGACAATCTTGGCGGCGACGATCAATTGCGGATGTTGGCAGAAACATACAACAACACCAACAGCCCGGCAGCCAGAAACGCTTTGTTAAAAAACAGCGTCAGCCGCAAGTCTTATGAGGCTATTGTCTATATGGCTCAATCGGTCATGCTGAATGACCCGGCGACCCATATGTATAACGCCGCCGGTAACGCGCTGAATTTATTTATGGACGTTCCTGAGCGGGCCTTGTCTGTGCCGATTGGTATGTTGCGCCAGCGCCTCGCAAAAACATTTGGGTATAAGACAGACCCAGATCGTTATTATGGGGCTGACCTTTATGCGCGGGTGTCAGGTTTTAGAAATGGCATAATTGATGGTTGGTCTATGATGGGCGCAAAACTGTTAGAGGGTGGTGCCGCCAAAGACGCACCGACAGACCCGCTGACGACAAAGTTTTGGGCTGGCGCAAATTACAAAATACCGTTTACAAAACAAATACGCGAGTTTCCTGATTTAACAGACAACGTGCTTGGCAAAGTCCTCAACAGTATGGGTCTGGTTTACTCTGTGCCGTTTCGCGCACTGGGCGCTGCCGATGAGTTTTTTGCTGGCACGGCGCAACGTATGCAATTGCACGAAGAGGCTGCCCGGCTAGGCGGCAGAATTTACGACACAACATTACAAGAGATGATTGACGCAGGGGCAGAGCCAAAGACAGCCGCGGCGCAGGCTATGTCAATTGCACAACGTGCTGTGCAAAAATTGCTGACAGAGCGCCCGGCAGATATTGAGATGAGCATCAATGCGTGGCGCAAACAAGTCACGCTGCAAGATGATTTAAACAGAGAGGCACCATTCTCAGTCATTTATTCTGGCGCATCAAAGCTGATGAACAAATGGTGGATAAAACCATTGGTGCCGTTCTCAAAGACGCTAACAAATATTGCGATTGAAAGCAGCGCAAGGGCTGGCCCACTTGCGTTTGTGTCGCCGCGCTTTTATAGCGAAGTGCAAAAAGGTGGCAGAGGCAAAGACCTTGCTATCAGCCGATTAACTCTTGGCGGCAGTATGCTTTACGCTGGCTATATTATGGCTGGTGAAGGCACCACAACAGGCGCAGGCCCTGCTGACACAGACCAGCGACGGGCTTTGCAGTCACGCGGCTGGCAGCCATTCTCTTTTGTTATTGGCAAGGATCAAATTACATCTCAGAACGTGCAGCAATTGCGTGAAATTCTTGGCGCTGAAAACGTGACAGAAGGCACAGGCCAAGACTTTGAAGGCAATATCTATATTTCTATGAAGCGCCTTGAGCCTGCAAATATGCCGCTGCTTTTGGGCGCTGCATATGCTGACGCTATGCGCTATCAGGAATATGACGAAGATGGGTCATATGGGCAAGCTGTGTTTGATGCAAGTGTTGCTGCGCTGGCTGAATATTCCACATCAATACCGGCGATGCAAACCTTTGCAAAAATAATGCGGATTGCCAACCAACGTCAGACTGATGGCGGCGATAGGGTTGTTGCTGGGATTAACCAAATTGCGCAACAATATGGCAGCTTCCTTATTTCTGGAACGCCTGTCCTTGGATTTACAAACAGCACACTAACGTCACGCATTGAACGTGCAATAGACCCGGCTGTTAGCAATGTTGGCGTCGGCGAGGATTTCCCTGATGCCCTTGTTGGTTTGGGTGAGGCTTACAACAGGTGGCGCTCACGCATTCCAGTATATTCAAAGGATGTGCCTATCAAGCTAGATGATTATGGTGACCCTATTGGCATGACAAATGCGCCAGCTTGGCAGCCATTGTCTATGACGTTTGGTGAACACGATGAAACCAAAGAGTTTCTCGACGCAATCCATCACGCAATCCCACCGGCACAAAGAAAATTTGACGGCATCAAAATACCGCCAGAGATTGAGGCTCGGTATAAGACCCTTTACGCAAAAGAGATTGTCATTGATGGCATGACGATGAAAGAAAACATCAACGCCACAATGAATGAAATGATGGATGATGCTGAGTTTTCTGGCACAGAGTTAGCTATTGGCGATATGCGTTCAATGGTTAATAACATTGTGGGACAATATCGCAAGATTGCGCAGATCAGAATGTTTGGCGCTAGGTCTGAAAATGAAGCTGACCCTCGCCTGTTTGAATATGCTCTGGTTCCAGAAGATTTGTCAGAGTATGGTCTGTTTGGCTCAGAAATTGAGTTTCCAGAATTTGCGGAAAAGCTGGCAAAGCAAAAAAACAAGCGCCGTTTTCCAAAATTAACAGCGCCAGATAACGCAGAAAAACCGTCCTTATCAGGGATGATAAAATGATGTATAATCTCAGCAATCATATGAGGCACCAAAATGGCTGATTACAATATTAACGCAATTACACGCCGCGTCGTGTTCACCGGGTCAGCCGGGCTTGGGCCGTATGCGTTTTCGTTTGAGATTTTAGATCAGGACGATTTGGCCGTTTACTTTAACGCGACCAGCCTGACGATCACCACAGATTACACTGTGACGATCAACGCCAACGGCACTGGCAGCGTCAACATTGTCACTGGCAGCAGCGTACCGTCAACGCCGACAGCCTCAGATCAGATTGTCATTGTTGGGGCGCGTGACATTGAGCGCGTCACAGACTTTGTGACAGCCGGTGACTTGCTGGCGTCGAGCCTCAACGAGCAGCTTGACGCGCTGACAATCTTCGATCAGCAAGTGGCAGAGGAAAACAAGCGCGGCCTACGCGCCCCGGTCTATGACCCTGCACTGGTTGAGGATGGCGGCGTCGTTGACATGACCCTGCCAGCCAAGGCTGACCGGGCGCTAAAGTTTCTAGCGTTTGACAGCAACGGCAACCCAATCGCCACAACTACGGCTGGCGATTTCAGAGGCAATTGGGCGGCGGGCGTTGACTATGCGGCTGGTGACTTGGTGGTTGATACAACTAATCAAGACATTTACCGCGTTAATACCATACACACATCAAGCGGTTCGCTGCCATTAAGCACAAACATAAACAGCGCAAACTATGATTTGTTTGTAAATATTTCGGCGGCGCAGACTGCGTTGATTGAGAGCGTGGCGGCTGATACTGCCACAGCATTGGCAATAGCACTAGGATAGTAAAATGGCTAACACCTTCAAACTCAAGACTAATGGGGCTATGCCAGCCAGTGCTGGTACGCCTGACACGCTTTATACAGTTCCGGCTGCGACAACCACGGTTATCATTGGCCTGACACTGGCAAACATCGACACAACATCAGTTACAGCCACAGTGCAAATTGTGTCTACAACCGTTGATGTTGAAACCAACGAGACAGTCAGCGTTATCAAAGACGTTCCTATCTTAGCTGGCGCATCATTAGAGTTAATGAGCGGCAACAAATACATCTTGCAGACTGGCGACATTGTTAAGATTGACTGTGGCACATCTGCTAAGATTGACGCGACATTGAGTATTATGGAGATAACCTGATGCAGTATATTGGCAGGGATATTGTCTTAAATACTCTCAATGTTAGGGAGCCTTTGACACTTGACGGCAATGTGCCAATTTATCAGAACGCACAAAGCGTAAACGCTGATTATACAATTTCAGACAACACAAACGCTATGTCGGCAGGGCCAATCACTATAGCCAGCGGCGTGACTGTGACAGTCGGCACAGGCGAAACTTGGACGGTGGTGTGATATGAGTACAGTAAAAGTAGACACCTTAGTAGCCAGCGATGGCACAAGTCCTGTCACGCTGACTAAGCAGAGTGCGGCGAAGGCTTGGGTTTCAAACGAAGGGGGCAGCACTAATGAAGATTCGTTTGGAATATCAAGCACTACAGACGCTGCTACAGGAAATTTTAGGTTCGGTGTTACAAGCACCTTTTCTGTTCGCCCTACTCAAACATCAAATGTTTTTACAACTTCTCTTAACAGATTGGCAACTGTAAATTTTTCCCAACACACAACAAGTCAAATGGCTGTACTAACGCACAGCCCAAGTGCGTTAGAAGATGTTAGAAATATGAACGCAGCACACGGAGACCTAGCATGAGTGAGATAAAAGTAGACACCCTCACTGGCAAAACCTCCGCTGGTGACATCACAGTGACCTCTGAAGGTGGTGCGGCGACTATGCAGTTGCAGCAGGGGCTGGCGAAGGTTTGGGCAAACACCAGTGCATCTGCAATTACTGACAGCTTAAATACGTCTTCATTTACAGATAACAGCACCGGCAATCACGCAGTCGGGATTTTCAGTGCGATGGGAAACACAACTTATGGCATTACGGGATTTGCAAGGGCAGATGGTTCCGATACAGGTTATGCTTACACTTTAACTGCAAATATTGCCGATACTAAGACGACATCCGCATTTCAATTTTCTAGCCGTTATCAAGGCGGTGGTGGTGGAAGCATTTACGATTCCACTGAAAATGGCTTTAATTTGCACGGAGACTTAGCATAAAATGGCTGGAAAAATTATAGCAGATACGCTGGAACACAGCACCGCAGGTAGCCTATCAACAGAATACGTTGTGAATGGTAGTGCGAAGGTGTGGTGTAATAATGACCAGAACTCAACGCACGACATTGCTGACAGTTTCAACATTGCCAGTGTCACTGATGCGGGAACAGGGCGGAGTGATTACGCATACAGTAACGCTATGTCAAGCTCTGCACACGCACCTCAATCAAGTGGTTATGATAGTGTGGGATTTTTTGCACACGCATTATACAACGTTGCAACGACAGGACACACTGTCGGTGTGAATGGTGTTGACTTAGAGGGTGTTTACACCACAACACACGGAGACCTCGCCTGATGACCCAGACACCAGATTTCAAAGGCACACACCTATTTGACCGCCTATGCTGGGCAAAAGAAAACCTAGAGGGTGTGCAGTCAGACTATCGGGTTGTCTATGAGGACAGCGTTGATGAGTGCGCTAAAATCCTCGTTGCAGACCCAAACTGGATGGCCTGTGCGCTTGCCGGAAACATCCTCCCTCCGGTGTGGGTCTACTGGGAACTGGCAAAGGACGAGGCGCAGCCTGACTTTAAGAAGCACACCAGAGGTTACTTGCTGCATGAGACTGAACCAATGCCAGCTATGACTGAAGAAGAAGCAATCGAATACCTAATTCAGAAGGACATCCCACAGCACGTCTGGCAGAATTGGGATACCGGCAACAAGCCGAAGATGGTAATATGCCGCAAGGAACAATTACCGCAGACTAGAGAATGGCGCAATTCTTGGCGCATATCTGATGAACTAAACTTAGCCGCTTAGGAGATTATAATGGCTGTTACAACTTACATCGTAGATAAGGACGGTAATCAGATTGACGCTTCAACTGCAACCGTTCCGGCTAACCGTGACTTTCGCGGTGCTTGGGTATTGTCAGGCAACGTGATTAGCGAGGACTTGACCAAGGCAAAGGAAATCTTTGCTGACAAAATCCGTGAAGCCCGCGCACCTTTGCTTGAGGCATTGGACACAGACTATATGAAAGCACTAGAAACAAGCGCAGACACCACAGCAATCGTAGCAACAAAGCAAATCTTGCGTGACGCACCGACTGCCGGTAACAGCGCAACAACCATTGCTGAGTTAAAGGCTGCTTGGCCTGCTGCTTGTGGTGACAGCCCTTACGCATAGGTGACCTATGACCGAAGAAACCAAAACAACTGCGGATATGGCGGCTGGCGGTATTACGATAGGCGCGTTCTTTGAGGCGTTGCCTGAGATTACTGCGCTGGTCGCGTTGGGTTGGTGGCTTCTTCGTATCTGGGAGACCGAGACCGTCAAGCGGTTGACTGGTCGACAGGACGATGTTTAAGGCTATTGTATTGGCCTGCTCTTTAAGCGCTCCACAAAATTGCATTGAGCTACATGACTTTCGCGGCCCTTGGCCTAGCTATGAGGCTTGCGTTGAGCGAGTGCATGAGATGGCACAGGACATTGGCGAACTGCCCGGCGACCTAATCGCCAAATCTTACAAGTGCCTGCCGCTCAGGAAAGGAATGCTGTCCTAATGGAGCCTATTACCACAGCGATAGCGGCAGTAACCGCCGCCTCAAATGCCATAGCCTTTATCAAGGCGCGGGTTAATGATGTGCAATCTGTGGCTGATCTTGGCGAGCAGATCGGCACACTATTCTCGGCGCAAAAGAAACTGAACGAGGAACGAAACAAGCAGGCCGGGGTTGGCGACGTTAGCTTTAAGGGAAGCATCGACGCGGTGCTTGAGGCAAAGCGGCTCAACGAAGAGATGCAGCAAATCGCAACGATGATCAATATGCGCTGGCCTAAACCAGCGGATCAGCCGTCGACGTGGCAAGAGATTATCAACCACCACAATCAGGCTTTGCGCGAGCAGAAAGAGGCTCGCCTTGCAGCGGCCAAGGCTGCGGCCATCGCGCACGATGAGGCCATTGAAAACGTAAAAATAGGTCTGGCTATTTTCTTGTTGGTGCTAGTTGTGGTAGGTTTGTTTGTAACAATAATGGTGTCAACGGCGAAAGCTATCGGCCTTACATGAGCGAAACAACAACCGGGCTGATTGGCGAATACATCGCCGCTGCCGCAATATTGGGCCTCGGCTGGCGCGTCTCTATGGCGCAGCAAGATCGAGTGGATTTGGTGGCGTGGAATGGAACGCATGACTTTATCAGAGTGCAAGCGAAGACTGCTAATCTTTTGTCTAATAAAGATGGTCGATCTCCGCGTCACCATTTCCAATTGGGTCACGGTTGCAAAACAAAACATTTACCAAAGCCGAGTGATTACGATGTTCTGTGCCTTGTTTCCCCCAATGCCCGCCGGTGCTTGTTCATGTCGCACCCAATCTGCCAACGATCTATGCGCGTGTCCCCGACGCGCTTTACACTTGAAGCGGAGATTGATAGCTGGGCTAAAGCGGTTAATCACGTTTTGGAGATGAGGCGGTAATGGATATCGAAAAGCTACGCGATGAGCTAATTGCTGATGAGGGTATGAGGCTCGACATTTACAAATGCACGGCTGGCTATCTTACTGTTGGCGTCGGCCATCGTATCATTGAGGGCGACACAGAACACGGCAAGCCAGAGGGCTACACGATTACTGAGCGCCGCATGAAGCAGCTATTTGATCTGGACATCGCCATTGTGCGCGAGGATTGTCACAGGCTATATGAGGATTTCAGCGAGCTACCAGAAGAGGCACAGCGCATCATCGCTAACATGATGTTTAATATGGGATTGCCCACGATGAAGCGCTTTAAAGGCATGAAGCGTTGCGTCAATGACAGGGATTGGGCTGGTGCTGCGCTGGAAATGCTCGACAGCAAGTGGGCGCGTCAACTGCCCAATCGCTCGGAGCGTTTGGTCAAACGAATGAGGGCGCTGGCTGATGGCAAAGAAGATTGAAAATGTACGTCTCGAACGGAAGCGGGTTCGCCGTCCCGGCGTACACAAGAAACGCATCAACAAGAGAAACAAACCAAAGGCGTATTGGGGATGAGCAAGGCGCTGCTAGAATACAAGATCATCCCGCGCCTGATGATCTTTACGATGACGGTGGTTTATGTGCGCTGCATCGAGTGGGCGCTATCCCAACCAGACCTATCGACACAACAGGCCAGCCTGATTAGTGTGGTCACTGGTGCAATGACAGGATCACTGGCCGTGTTTCTAAACTCGGAGACAAAGAAATGATACAAGCA